CCACTCCTCCCCCCTCCATGACCCTCTGATTCGCCGCATAACCCGCACCTGGTGACAAAATGCGACCTAAATCCAACCATCTGATCACCTCCGAAACCACCGCCTTCCTCGTCGACCGCCAATCCCGCCACCTCACCCCCGCCACCCTCCGCTACTACGAGACCGAGCTGCGCTGGTTCTCCCAATACCTGGACGCCCAGAGAATCCGCACCCTCGAAGACCTCACCCCTCAGCTCATCCGCCAATACCTCATCCACCTCCAATCCACCCGCAACGCCAACGGCATCGATGCCTCCTACCGCGCCATCAAAGCCTTCCTCTCCTGGTGGTCCATCGAACTTGATGACCCCGCCTACAAAAACCCCATCCTCAAAGTAGCCCGCCCCAAGACCTCCAAAGAACCCATCCCGGGCATCCCTCTTGACCAGGTCAAACTCCTACTCGCTGTCTGCCCCCGCTCAACCAATACTGGCCAGCGTGACCGTGCCATCTTCATCACCCTCCTCGACACTGGCCTGCGCAAAGAAGAGCTTGTCGCCCTGGACATTCAGGACCTCAACCAGCGCACCGGCGCCCTTCAAGTCCGTCATGGCAAAGGCGATAAAAACCGCACCGTCTATACCGGACCTCGAGCTCGCACCGAAATTATCCGCTACCTCCGCACACGCACCGAAACCCTCCCCACTGCCCCCCTCTTCCTCAACCAATCCGGAACCAGGCTCACTGGCGCCGGACTCCGCCAAATCCTCAGGCGCCGCTCCGAGCAGGCCCGCCTGCCCCTGCCTCACCCCTCCCTCCATGACTTCCGCCGCACCTTCGCCATCGAATCCCTCCGCAACGGCATCGACACCGTCACCCTCATGCACCTCATGGGTCACACCTCTGTCACAATCCTCCAGCGCTATCTTAAACTAATCGAGCGTGACCTTCAGCAAGGCCACGCCCGATCCTCTCCAGCCGATAAATTATAAACTCAGTAAAATGTCTTATCCTGTTTATCCGCTCTTCTCCTGCCTGATCCTGTGAATGCTCTTCATCCTACCTGATCCTGTGAAATTCTCTCCGCTCTTCCCTACATCAGGTTTTATCCTGATCATCCCTTTTATCCTATTCATCCTGTGAATGCTCTTCATCCTGTGAATTGCTCTTAGTTGAAATGCAGCACAGCCAGCGTCAACACCCCATTCCCCGTCCCGTCATACAGCCAGTGCCCGCACTCCGCCCAATGGTCCGTCGTCGGCAATGTCGCCGAATCATCCGCCCGCCCCGCCTCGCTGCTGCTTGCAAATACCACATACCCCCTCGTCGCCGTCAATCCGCTCTCGGGCAGCACCTTCGCCTTCCCCGCCACCACGATCCACACGCTCGCATTTGCATTCGCCGCCTCCAGCGCCACTCCGATTGGCATAAAGCGCTCATCCCCGCTCGTTGGCGTTTTCCACACCTTTCCATCCGCACCGCCTGACTGCTTAATATTGACAATATTCCCCTGCACCAGCGTCTCCCCCGCCACCAGCTTAATCGCCAACCCACCATCATCCGTAATCTTGATTACCTCGTTCAAGATCGTATGCGTATGCTCCTGCGCCTCCAGCCGCTCCAGACGCTTCTTGATACCATCCAGCTCGCCCAAAATTGTCTCGATCATCAGCTCTCTCCCGCTCCTGCATCTTCCCAGCCTACCGCCTCGAACTCACCCTCGAACTTCCCCTCCACCCGCTCATCTCCCACCCCATTCACCGTGAACCGCACATTCCGCACGATCCCCGTGAACCCATACCCCATATAATTTACCCGCACCTTATCCCCATGCCCCCAATCCAGCCCATACCTCGCCTGCGGCCCATCCACCAGCGTCGCAATAAAGCTATACCGGGGCAACTGGCTATTTAGCAATCCATTCACCAGATCGATCAGATCTGCCAGGCTCTCCAGATGCCTCGCATCCACGAACACCTCTCGCAAGTTATACGGCGTCGCCTTCTGCCGCAGCCGCATCCCCCCCGAAGTCGTGATCCGGTCCTCCCCCTCTCCCTGTCCCCCTGCATAATAATAATTCTTCTCCTCCAATGCGCTATACGTCAGGCTTGCCAGCTCCACATTCCCGAACCGGTCCCCAAACACCACCTGCTGCCCCCCTGTCCGGTCCAGACCTGGCTGGTTGATATAAGTTTTGAACTCCAGGCACACCTTCCCATTCTCATCCAAATACGTCTCGATCGCAAAATACACCGGCGTCCCATCCACCGCGCTCGCCTCGCTGATCTCCTCCAGCACCGTTTGCACATTCCGGAACGAAAATGCCTTCCCCATGGATACCCCCAAACTCAGATCATCATCCACGATGAACCCCAGCCCGCTCAAATCCCTCGATGAATGCGCATCTGCCCCCAGATTCTCCCGCACGATCTCCTTCATCATATCATCTGCCTGGTCCGTCTTATCCGCCTCCGCCGTCCCTGCCTTATATGCCACGATCCGCCGCTCCAATATCTCCCCCACCCCCGGCCCCCGCAGCGTCAGCACATATCGCCCCCCCATCCCCTCCTGGATCGTCCACCCTCGCAGAAATCCTGTCAACAGTGGCTGTGGTTTCCCCTCATAATCTCGCCGCCATACGTCCAACAACATATCCTCGTTCAGCGACCATGGCAATATATCCGCCCCTGGATCATCCTTATCCATTTCCATCACCAGGCTGATAAACCCCGCCCCATTCACCGTCTTCACCACCTCCCCGCTGATCAAATTCTCCAGCAGGTACATCCTCGTCCCATCATACTTGCATAGCCACACATCCCACATAAACTACTCCGCTCTTCCCTAATTCAGGTTTTATCCCGCCCATCCCTTTCTTCCCATTCATCCTGCGAATTGCTCTTTACCCCACATCATCCGCCATCCAATACAACTTCTCCCACAACGCATACTGCGTCATCGTCGGGCTGCCCACCACATCCACGAACACCGCCAGCGGGTTATCCCCTGGCAGCAGCTCGAAATCGTTGATATCGCTCCCCAGCCGGATACCCTCCCACCGCCTCCGCCCGAACAGCGTGCTCACCACATCCCGTTTCCCATCCCTCAAATCGATCATCACCGTCTCCCCGTCCAGCAGGCTGTAATCGCAATACAATCTCCTCCCCGTCAATTGGTTCTCGATCCATAAGATCCTCGCCGAAGTCCCCCCGCTCCGCCCGAACACCAGCACCGGCTTCACCTTCTCCGTCCCATTCACCGTGCATGTCGTGATCTCACCCGCCCTCGCCGTTGTGCTCGCCCCATTCCCAAAATAAATATTATCATGCTCATCCACATACACTGCAAAACCACTGTGGCTCAGGTTAATGATATCTGGGCTGACCCATTGCGCCCCATTCCATATGAACAATCCATCCGTCGCAATATCCACCATCGATGTGGGTACTCCGCCCGCATACACCTTTCCTTTCGCACAATATAATCCGTAAATCGATGATGTAGGCGCCCCCGCATCCCCGCCCACCGCCTTCCACGCACTCCCATTCCACATCGCAATATTCCCCACCGCCACCCCGCCTGCTTCCTCGAACGTCCCCACCACATATAGATTCCCCCCATCGTCAAACATCATCTTATCCACCGTCACTGCAACCGCCGAATAAAGCCCTCCCCCCATCGCATGCCATGTTGTACCATCCCAATATGCCATATAATTGACCGTCGTTCCCCCTGCCGTCGTGAACAGCCCGCCCACATACACATATCCATCCGGACCGATCGCCAATGCCCCGCCAGTCGCATTCAAACCAGTCCCCAATGCATGCCAGGCGCTCCCGTCCCAATACGCCGCCCGGTTCGCCGCCACACCCCCGATATTCGTGAACGCCCCCACTGCATAAACCTTGCCATCCGGATGTACCGCAATATCATACACGATCCCATCTGCTCCACCTGCTCCCACCGCGTTATACCCCGCACTGTACCGTGTGATCCGGTTATAAGTTCCCCCCGGACCGCCCTGCACATCCGTGAACTTCCCGCCAATAAACAGATCACCGTTTGCCGCCTCCGCAATCGCATACACCTCATCATTCAACCCTCCCGCCGCCCCCAGTACGCTGAACGAATCCGCCTCCGGATCATAAACCGCAATCCGGTATGCCGTCACTCCTCCTGCAGACGTGAACTTCCCTCCCACATAGATCGTCCCCGGGCTGTACATCGGGCTTCTTGTATTACTGGAAGGGGTGATCACAATCACCCGGTCATTGAACCCGCTGCTCGCCCATGCCTTCCACTCCCCCCACCTCCGGATCGCCCCATACGCGCCCGTCACATTCTGTGTTGTCGTCAGGTCCTTATGCTCCTCCCGCTCATCCCGCCAGCTCGTATCATACGCAATAAATCGCAGCGTAAACGTCTCCGTGAACCCATTCCGCCCACCATACTCCATCCCGCCATCATAATAAGCTCGCAGATATGCCCGCTCAACGCTGTCCGCCCCCGTATACATCAAAATCACCGGCCCGTCCACCCCCCCCGCATCCGGCTTCAAGACCTGCCATAACGCCTCCCGCTTGGCATGCAAATCCTCCAGGCTCGACCCAACCAGATCGCAGATCAATGACAACGTTCTCGGTCGCTTTGTGCGCTTCTTGAACTGCCACCGCCCCCCCTGGCCCACCTCCTGTATCACATGCATCATCACCGGCGCCCCGCTCCCCGCAAAACTGATCACTTTACAATTCAAATCGCTGTCCAGGTCATAAATCCGTCCACCGTTCCGGTCCTTCTTCCTCACACTCGGGCTTGCATGGTCGATCCCCTGCCAATAACACCCCGCCTCATCCCCGTCAATATACATCACCTCATAATTCCCCAGGTGAAACGTTGACCGGTCGATATAAAACTTCGCCGTCGAGCTGCTACTGTTCTTCCGCACCGCCACTCGCAGCGTCGCCTGCGCTGCGTTGTTATAGCTCACCGTGTACCGGTGCCACTGCCCATCCCCCGTGAATGTCGTCGTCGCCAGGTTCGTATTCGACGTGTTCATGATCGCAATCAGATAAGGGATACCACTCTCCCCCTTCACATCGATCGAAAATGTGTAATACACCCCGGTGCTCACGCTGATTGCATAATATTCCCCATCCGTCGTGTTGCTCGTCGGTGTGATCTCCAGGCAATAATGCCCCTTCGTCGCATCCGTCGTGATCCGGCTCTTCGACGCAGAGCTGATCCCATTCCACCCCGTCACCGCTCGCTCATGGCTCGGATCCTCGATCAAATTGATATCACTGCTTGGCGCCACTACCTTCCACAATCCCATAGCCGTCTCCTATCTTCGCTCCGCTCTTTTCGCGTCCTTCATGTTCTTTTCCTGCCTGATCCTGTGAATGCCCTTCATCCTGTGAATTACCTACCTCGCCCACGCCTTCATCGCCTCGAAATCCGCCGCCACCTGCTCATACTGCGCACTCGTATTGATCGTCTGGTTATAATAATTATTCACCGTCGAGCTGTTCCCCCCGCCCACCATCCGGCTCGCCGGTGTCACCTGCACATACTCCGGCTCTCCCCCCTCGCCCACCGTCATCGTTGTCGGCTTATCCGCCCAGAACGATCCACCCTTCGCCATATACACATTCACCGTCGACCCGCCCCCGCCCCCGCCGCCTGTGCTATTGATATCAATATTCACCTCCGCATTCGCCACCATCCCATCGATCCCCATGATCTTCGCCTCGATATCGCTCAGCTCATCCGTTGTCCTCCCCAGCAGCGTGTTCACCTCCTCCTGCGTCACCACCCCGTCCGACATCGCCGCAATCCACTCATACCGGTCAATCGTCCCCGCCTCATATGCCGCATTCAGCTCCTGCAGTGGCTCCAGACTATCGATGATCTCCATCCGCTCCGCAAACTGTGCCGCCGTGATCTCCCCCTGCGCCAGCGCCAGTACTGCCAGGATCTGCTGCTGCTCCAGATAATCCTGCGTCAGCAAATCCAACCCATCCCCCACCAGATCCATCGTCGTCTTCTGCGCATCAAACTCCATGGATAGCGCCCCCACCGCCCCATCCAGCAAACCCATCACCGCCGTCTGGCTCTCCACCGCCTCTGTCAGCGCCACCGTCGATCGCTGCGCCGCCCATTCCTCCTCCGTGTACGCCATCAACAACAGCCCCGCCTCTGTCACCGCCTGCCCATAATCCTCATAGGTCGGAGACGCCTGCGCCAGCTCGAAGTTCAGCTCCTCCTGCTTCGTCCATGCCTCCTCCGTTGCCTCGCTGTAATCATCCATCGCCCCCGTCGAGATCAAGATCTGCCGGAACAACCCGTTGAAACCCCCCAGCGCCGCCGTGATCCCCGGCAGCATCTCGCTGGCCAGCATCATCGTGAACCCTCCCCATTGGTCCTGCAATTGGTCCACCGCCATCCTGCCCGCCTCCGCCTGCGCCACGAACCCCTCCCCCACCACCAGCCCCGTCTCCTTCGCCGCCCCCGCATACTCCTCCAGCACCTCCGGCCCCGCCTCCATGATCCGCTGCACCTCCAGCCCCGCCCGCCCGAACTTCTTGAACAAGAACTGCGTCCGCTCCACCGGGTCCTGGATATTCAAATACTCCGCCGACAGCTCCATCAGCGTCTCCAGTGTCGGCGCCATCCCCTCATCCTTCATCGTCTTGAACGCCAGCTTCAGCGTCCCCATATCCACCCGCAAATCATCCATCACCTGGATCAAAGTACTCGCCTCCTCCGCGCTCACCCCCAGCATCATCCCCGTATCCTTCACCTCCATCCCATAGTCGATCATCTTCCCAATCGTCCCATCCAAAATTGACCCCAGCGCCCCGAACACCTTCTCCGCCAGCTCCACTGCCTGGTTTAGGTCCACCACCGACATCTCGGAATCTTCCGACTCCTCCCCAAAGTCCTCCATCTTATCCGCCAGATCGCCAAACTCCCGGATCGCCCCCCTCGCCCCCGACAACACCTCGATCCACAGCTCTAATTGATTCGCCATCCTCTACCTCTCATTTCTCATTTCCCATTCCGCACTTCCCTTTATCAGGTATCATCATGCCTGATCCCTCTCATCCTATTCATCCTGTCAATTCCCTCACCGCTCACTCCTCGCCCTCGCCCTCGCCTCCCGGTACGCCCCATACCGCACCCACCACAACAGCTTCGACCCGCCCGTCAGCTCCCATGGCGGAAGTCCCCACTCAGCGCTCGCATCCAGCTCCACCACCCACCCCGGCGCCAGAGCCGCCCCCGTCTTCAGCGCTAAACGGAGCCCCCGCTTCTCTTCGGGGGGACCAGCACACTTAAAATCCCGTTGATCAGCTTCGGCATCGCCTCCTCCAGCTGCCGGAACGTAAACGACAGCACAAACTTCCGCCCCTCCGTTTCCTCCACATACCCCTCCCCATCCCACACGAACTTGCTCATCACTGTCACCACCACCGGCAGCTGTCCCCTCCGCAGATCGAACCACTCCTCCAGCGTCACCGTATCCAGCGCCCTCTCCCGCTCCACTCTCACCTCATACGCCATCTCTCACCCTTCCTTCTCTATAATCAAGTTTTATCCTGCCTATCCCTTTCACCCTGTTTATCCTGTGAATGCCTTTTATGGCAGGCTCGCCGTCTCATTCACGATGATGATATCCCCTACGTCCGCCGCCGTCGCGTTATACCCCGCTACGAACGTCCCCTTCACCACATCGTTCCCATCCTGGTCATCCAGCGCCTCGAACTTCTCCCACTTCCCCGCCAGATTGATGATCATCGTATAATACGTATACGTAGTTCCCGCCGATGATAATGCCGACCCCGTGAACTTCAATTGCAGCTTCCTCGCCGTCTCCGCCCGCCAGATCGCCTTCTGCGCCACCGCGCTCGCATTATGCTCGAACGTCACATCCAGCTTGATCTCCGGTCGGGTCAGCTTCGCAAACGAAAAATACAGCTCCCCGTCGCATGCAAACACCGGGACCCAACCCGTCTTCACGCTCAGTTCGAATGCCAGCAGCGTGTTCGAGATCTCCGTCGTCCCATAACTTGCCGCCACCGTATCGATAAACAACTTCCCCTTGCTCGTCAGGATCTCCTCCACCGTCGCCAGGCTCAGCGACCCAGTAAACGTCGAAGGCGCCACCTGCCTCCCCTGCCAGATCGCCTCGATCATCACCGCTTCCCCCGCCTTCCCCGAAATCTTGAACTCCGTCACGAACCCATACGCCATCTCCTCTTCCTGCTCGTCATCCCCCATCTCCAGCGTGTAAGTCTTGATCGTGTTCTTCGAAGCCTCCGGGAACGTGTAATCATAGATCTTACCGCTCCCCGCCCCGTCCGCCACGCCCGTCCCAATCGACTTGATCGCTGCCTCCAGGATATGACATGCCTGCTGGAACGTCATCTCCGTCGCCTCCATCTTCAGCTCCCCCAGCTGTTTCGCTGTATAGCTCCGGTCCGTTGGCACCACCAGCCCGATATCCTCATCCGGGCGCACCTGTTCCCGCTGGTCCTCGATCGTCCCCAACCCTCGCCAGATCACCGTCGCCGCTACCCCTGTCCCCGCCACCGTCTCTCTCCCTATTTGTATCTTCCGTAATGCCTTGATCCCTGCCATCTTACTTCACTCCTTTCCTTCCAATCAAATCAGATTTATCCTGTTCATCTTTTGAAACCCTTTGATACAGCCCGGTTTCTACCAAAAACCTCTCCCCTCCCAGCGCCCTCACCTCCCACTCGAATAAATCCCTCGCCGGAATCCCCACCATAAAATCACCCTTCCCCACATACTTCAAATAAACTCCTTCTTCCATCTCATCATCCTTTCCTTCCTATGAATATTGCTCTTCTTTGCGTCTCTGCGCCCTTCGCGCCTTTGCGTTAATAACTTGAACTTCCTAAAAAGCTCTTATCCTGTCTATCCATTTCATCCTATTCGTCCTGTGAAATCTCATAACCCAGTCTGCAACTTGATCCCTTCCACATAAAACCTGAACCCCAGCGTCTCCAACTTACCCCATAACATCGGCCCGAATTCATACCGGATATTCGTAAACGTGCTCACCACCCCTCCAAGCGTCGTATCCGCCAGCAGCGCCAGCGGCACCGCATCGCTGAACGCCATCGCTGCCTGGATATCTCTTGGTAAATCCTTTCGCGCCACGTGCACCTCCACCACAATCGTATGCAGCCCCTTCCCCATTCCCACTGGCCCCACCTCGAACGTCCCTGTCCTCGCAAAGGCCAGCGCAAATGGGAACGTCGACAATTGGTCCGGCGCATAATCCGGCGCTGACCGGATTCCACTCACCCCTCCCACCACGTCCTGAATTGCGTTGATCGCATCCTGCAATGTCGCCATTGATTCTCCTTTCTAGCGGTTCCTGACAAAAATTGTCATTGTCCGCTCGTCTGTTCGTCCTGCATTCGTCACGATCTTGCATGCCACCTCATAATCCACCTCCGCCGTCCCCGCCGACAGCCACACCGTCACCGACGTGTTCGTGTCTGTGATCGATTGGCTGTCCTTCGTCAAACCCGATGGGGTAATCGTGATCGTCGCACTACTGATCGTCTCAGCCGCCGCCAGCCAATCTGAATCCCCCGAGCCATTCGTCAGCGGCTTCCAATCGAACTTATAGTCCAGAACTGCATTCGGATCCTTAATAATTCGATCAGTCATAACTTACCTCACATTCCTTCCTCGATTGGATAAACTCTCTCCTCATGCTCCACCGCATAAGTCCGCACTTCCTGCTCCACTGCATAAACCCTCACCTCCTGCTCCACTGCCAGGACCCTGCTGCCCGGCGTCGCCGTGTTGATATAAGATATGCTCGAAGAACTGGATGTTGTCGAGCTTGAGCTGCTCGAACTGGATGTAGTCGAGCTTGAGCTGCTCGAACTGGATGTAGTCGAGCTCGAAGTAGTGCTGCTGCTCGTAGTGGACGAGCTTGTGGTGGAACTCGAAGTCGTCGAACTGGATGTCGTGCTCGAACTGCTCGAAGATGAGCTGATCGAATAAGAGCTGCTCGATGATGTTGTGCTGCTGCTGGTCGAAGAACTGGACGTCGTTGAGCTGGATGTCGTCGAGCTGCTGCTCGTAGAACTGCTTGTGGTAGAGCTGCTTGATGATGTCGAACTCGATGTCGAGCTGCTGCTCGTAGAACTGCTTGTGGTAGAGCTGCTCGATGATGTCGTGCTCGAAGATGTGCTCGAAGAACTTGAGCTGCTGGAGCTCGAGCTGCTCGAAGTTGTCGAGCTGGACGTCGATGACGATGTCGACGTCGATGACGATGAAGAATAAGACTCGCTTGAGCTCGAAGAGCTTGAAGTTGTGGAACTGCTCGTGCTCGAACTGCTCGTCGAACTGGATGTCGTGCTCGAACTGCTCGTCGAACTGGATGTCGTGCTCGAACTGCTCGTCGAACTGGATGTCGTGCTCGAACTGCTCGTCGAACTGGATGTCGTGCTCGAACTGCTCGACGAGCTGCTCGACGCCTCGAACGATATTGTATTTGCAAAATTTACCCACGGGCAATCCTGGTCGGTGTCGGTGTTGCTGCCGTCCAAATCCGTGGAACTGTTATCCCCAAATTCCATCGAAGAGCCATGAGTACCTCCGCCAGCAGGATTACCACCCATACCGACTTCGATAACAATACGATCCCCGCTCTCAACCGTCAAAGATGAGCTTGTCCCGGAGAAGAATATACTTCTTAGGGACGTGTTCGCCTCAACACCGGCTGAAGATAAGGCTAATATCGTACCTCGGAACGTTACCCCGTCCGATTGTACGACCCTGATTGCGATGCGTAACCCAACATTATTGAGCGTGCTAGTCTCGGAACAGCGGATGGATGCTTGTACAGTCTGTGCTGAAATCGTCTGAGCGGCTAATTGGGCGGCACTAACCCACATCCCGAAGCATATTTCCTGCAGGTCTTCGTTTGAATCGCTGTAACTTCGCGTGTCAAACGCCGATAATATTTTCGTTGTGACCGCTGCTAGTTTCTCGGATTCGCCAGCGACAACCTCCCAAGACGATATATAATCAGGGGTTAGTGCAGCAGCGCCTGTGCTGGGTAGATAAAATCTAGTCGCCATGCTAGCCAGTCCTGCCAATCAAGTCTAGGGTATCAAGCATTAAATCCTCATGCGTGGCGTTTGCAAAATAATGCCAGATACACACAATATCCTTATCCTTGAGCTGGTTATACACGGATGCTACATATTCCGCTGTAATCTCTTCGTCGTTGACGTTCGGGGTGTAGTTGCATATTTGTACATACAACCCATTGCCCAAGCCCTCCAAATCTGCCAGGGCATCATCCACCAATCCTGCCTCCGTCCCCTTCCAGGCACGTTGAATCTGGATTACCTGATTGTCACAGAACGGAGCGTAATCATTGTAATAAAGCAAGAAATTGTTATAAACAGTCCCGAACGTAAAGCGTATGTTTGCATCAATGGCACGTACCGCGGCATAGATCGCCTCAAGATGCGTCTGTACCTCAGCGGGTGCAATCCCCTCCACGTTGTAGCATAACCCCGCCCCCCAGCTTTGCGCCGCCGCCACGATCGCTGCAATATTTGCGTCGTCCGCCTGGTTGAATAATATATCTTTGTTAGGGTGGTTGGGTAATGAATCGAAATCTTCCACCGAGGCATAATTACTTACGATTAGATCACCAGCAGATAGTCTATCGGCCAGGTCTCCAAGATCGCTCAAAGAACTCATCGGCACGACCGCTATCTGCTTCTCACCGTAATGAACAACCACAACGACAGTGGTTGTAATGGTTACAGTCGCGGTAATTGTAGTCGTCATTTGAGCAACTCCATCACCCGGTGTAAATAGGTATGTCGAGATAAGACTAACGCACGCGCCCGCGCTGCCATCAGATGCGCCTCCATCGGGTGATCCTGCACCCACTGGATTTGATCGAGCATTTCATCCACGCCGTCGAAGCCTAAGTAATGCTGACCCTCGACAAATCCATAATACGCCATATCCTCATGCACAGTTGTCACAAGCGGAGTTCCGCAAGCCATGACCTCGAATACCCGCATGTTCACTATGTCCCCGCGCAGCCAATTAAGCGCACACTTGCCTTGACTGATAAATTCGCTATACCGCTCATTGCCCGCCCAAAGCCAACGCCCGCCGGGAAATCTCCGATATGCTGCCTCTGTAGCTACTATCCTGTCGCCGCAATTATGCCATACCGCTATCCAATCGTACTCGCGGGGCAATTCCCATGGGCGGTGATACTCTGGGTCTGCTGCGAAGCCGATAAACTTAGCATCTAAGCCCTGCTCCTGGCAATAGCGCAGGCTGGCGGTGGATGTCACTAATACCCGGTCGAAGTTCTGGCAGCGCTCGAAGTAGTGCTCCACCGGATCCAGATACCAGAACGGCTTCACCACCATGTCCATAGCAAAATAAGTTGCCGGGCGGTATTTTGGCTCCATGTATGCAGTGGGACCATCATCAACATACCAGTATTGATCAAAGCCTGGCTGCTCTTCCCCTGGCAGAAAGTGGGTCACCCCGCCCACCTGCTTCAAGGCGCGCTCGATAAAACCAGGATAACCGGGGCAGTCTATCAACGGATGGTAGATTAGGGCGATGTTCACGGTTTCCTCCCCACGCAATGGAACACGCACAAATTGAAATTAGTCTCATGGATGGCGCCGCTCTTATTCCAATCCCACTTATCCCATGTGAAACCAGCCGCAAGCATAGCCTCACCCAGATCGTCCATTACCACCGCCCCGTAGCACCCAAGCGGGGCATCCAGATCATATTGGACATCGCAGGTGATCACGCACAGCCCGCCCGGTTTCAGGCAGCGGAAAAACTCTTTTAGCGCGTCGCCTATCTTTCCCGGGGATAGCTCCTCCAGCACCGAGATGCAGAATACCCGATCTAAACTCTCATCGGAGATCGCCTCGATCTTCCTTGTGAAATCCGCCACCACATATTCCAGGTTGTCATAACTTGCTTGGTCTCGTATCTCCCAGTGTTGATCGACCGCATAAACTTTTGTGCATATCTTGGCTAGCGCATCCTTGAAGGGTCGTTGCTGCCAGCCACATCCCATATCAGCTACCACCTGCCCTTCTCCCGCGAACTTCAGCGCCCACGGATACTCATACAAACGCGACCACCAGCCCCGGTCGATCTCGTAGCCTGCAATCTCCGCTGCGCACGTGTCACTCTTGCTGAAAAATGCGTTCTGCCTCTCATTCCCGATCCTGACCACCCTCTCTGACAGCGGGCCGCGGTTCCTCACCACGTCCCCGCTCCACAGCTCCTCCGGGTAATCAACCCCCCGCATCAATATCCTTCCCTCCGGATCGATCGTCGTATCCCCCCACGGCCACCGCAGCGCAAACGTATCCAGCCAGCGTTTCACTTCCGGATCGTAGTCATTCACCACCACGATCTCGCACTCCGGGTCTTCCTCATGCAGCCGCTTCACCGTTCTGGCAAACTCGGGCATCGGTACATCTTCGATGATATATGACACGCTAGGAATGGATTGCTTGCCATAGATACCCGCATGGATACCGCGCCAGTCTTGCATACACTTCACGTTGCGCTTCTCGTAAACGCTGCCGTACTGCGTAGGCCAGATTCCGGTTTCATCGGCCAGCCGCTTATGACTCCCGCCCGATCGCCGATAAAGCATCCAACCCGACGCGCTGGTAAACTCATGATGCACCACCCCCGCTTTTTCCCACCGGTAGGCCATGTCGTTATCATCCACGCCCCAACCCGGCTCCCCAAATGGGCCGTCCTCGCTAAACTTGACGCGCCATGCCTCCCCCCTGCATAACGCGTAAGCGGTTGAACTCAGGCAATGCTGGGTAAACGTTTGATCAATGGGATTGGTCACTCGCAATGTTGCCTGAGTTTCATCGCTGGTGAAACAACTCGCCACTTCCGGACTGATTACATCCGCCTCGGGGTGACGTTCTAAATAATCCTTTAGCAGGGCCACACCGCCAATCGGGGGAAGTATCCCGCCGTCCACCATCAGTGTGTATTGCGTCGGGTCTTTACCCCACAGTTCTAAGCCTGCGTTTCGTCCCGGCCCTGCGCCTTTGTTCTCGCGGTGGATGACTTGCATCCCCGTTACCGGGTTATCATCTAGCCATTCCTTAGTACCGTCCTTGGAGCCATTGTTGACCACGATCACCGACCCGCACTCTTGCGATAAGATGGTGACTTGCCGCTCTAATACGGGCAGGTTATCCATCGTGGTAATAATCGCCGTCACCCGTGGATCGCCTGTGCATTGCAGCATGAGCGGATTCCAGCCCCGAAGGATGAGCGGGGTGATATACTCACGCATTACCAGAGATGGCCATCGCTCCCTCAGTTGCTGCCGCTTCAACCCAATCATCAGTTGCGTCTCCAGCGCCGGGATGATCATCCCCCTCGCCTGGTCATCCCAATACTGCTGGGCATCCTCCACCTTTGTAATCTCCCCATCCGCCGTTACCACATGCCGGTAATACTTCACATTCTCGAAGATGCTCCCGAATGGTAGTGTCAGCGCCTTGCCATATAAATGGTGGATTGGCTTGAAATCTGCATTCAACACCACCAGGTTCCCCGCCAATGCTGCCTCCAATACCACCAGGCTCGATGTCTCTGACGTGCTTACCTGCATGAATAGGTTGCTCATCTCGAACAACGCCTTCACCGTCTGCCTTGGCGTCCCATAAGTGCACTCTTCATACACCTCGCCCAGGAATGCAAATTCCTTCTCACTCAAACCCAGCTCCCTCGCCAGCTTCAAACACTCCCGCTTATACTCCTTGAAATGTTCCCCCGTCGCATAAGCATCCGCCACCAGCAGGCATACCGACTTCCCCGCCCGCTTCAGCCCTGCGAACACCCGCACCGCCATCTCCACTTGCTTCTGCCGGTCCAACCGTGTCGGATAGATCATGCTCACATCTACAAATGGGAACTGGTAATCCTCCGCTACTCTTATTGCCAGATCAGGCCAGCCAAGATATCCAAAATCCAGCGGGTGTGGAATATAATGCACCTGCTCCATCGTCGTACTGTTGATCCTCGCCACATGCCCCAGGTCATCCCGGTTCGGATAGCAGAAATCAGATCGTTCCATCGGCTCGATTGGGTTATGGTCCCCCCGGCTATGCTGCCAGTGTAGCCACCGTATCGGGCTCTCCTTTGCCAGTTCCCGTATCGCCTTCGCCCATTCCTCATGCTGCCGTAAGAACAAGATATCATGGCACATCATCACGTCGATGTCGCCCGTCATCCCCCGCAGGCAATCCAGTATCATCTCCGCGGAGCTGTCCGCCTCCACCGTTCGCCGCACCTCCACTCGCCCATCCTGCCAGATCCCCGCCCCCGTAAAAGAAGGCGCCACAAATAACACCGGTTGATAACTGGCCTCCACCAGCATTTGCAGCTGCGTCTTCACCACCACCACCAGGCTGTACGCCTCGTCGCTGCCTCCAAACGTCGTCAAAATACCCACGCTCGGTCTCATCCTCTGCTCCATCGCTCCCCAATCTCATCCGCCAGTTGCTTCAAATAACCTTCGATCGCCCCCATACTCGCTGCCATTGCCTCCCGTAAGAACCGCTTAGGCAGCAAACCTCCCCGCATCCCAATAATCCTCGCCACTTGCTTCCCGCTCCTGAACCCGTGCCTGCTAGCCCACGTGTCCAACGCCGCCGCCGGTGGCCAGTGCGTACTCCCTGATCCAAACGAACCGTCGCTCATCCTCCCCGTCCCAAACTCCTGGCTCGGCGCATACCACACATTCGTCCCCGCCTTCCCCCACTCCGGGATCGGGTTGCTATCCACCTCATAACCCATACTGGATCGCAGCCTCCCCGTATCCACCGGCGCCCTCGCCTTCGCCTGGTTATCGATCGTGATCACGCTCCGCGTAAAGAAATCCCGCAATGGACCCCCAATCAACTCAGGATCATTCAACACCCTCAACGCCTCCTCCAGCCCTTCCACCACAATCCTCATAATCTACCCTCTCCGTTCTTCCCAATAATTGCTCTTATCCTGCCTATCATCTTCATCCTATTCATCCTGTGAATCCCCTACCCGCCAATCCACAGCCGCTGGTACTGCTCCAGCATTACTCCGACATCGCTACCGAATACGCTCACCATCCTCCGCAGCTCCCCCATCTCCGGGCTGCCCACCACCCCGAATGGCGCATCCTTCGCCTTGAACAGCCGGAACGCCAGCAACAGCGTCGCCTCCTTCACCTTCTTCGGCACTGCTGGCCATCCCCATGTCCCCACGATCTTGACCCCCTTCCGCACCGTTGGGAACGCATAAATCCCCTTCGGCGTCGTCCAGATCGCCGTGTATGGCTTTCCCTCCAGCGCCGCGTTAAATGGCTCCAGGTCGTAATCCGTCGCCGTCCAGCTGATTTCATACGTCCGGTCTCCATCCTCATCCGTCTGTAAAGTCGTCACGCTCACCAGATCATCCACCCGCAGCAAGGTCCCCTCCTCCGCCGTGTAATACTTCGTTGTCGATGATTCAGCATAGAACGTCCGTCCACAAAAATCATCCACCATCCGGCTCGCGCTCTCGATTGCCCGCTCGATTGTCAGATCATCCACCGAGTCAGCTAAATCCGCCGGAAAGAACTGCATCTTAAACTCCGCCACGCTCCCATACCCATTCGTAATCGTCATCTGCGCACCTTCGCCTTTCGGCTGTAACCAGCCGCCTTTACCATCCGGTCCATCTTCCCCCCCTCCATCCTCCCAAACAAGCTGTCCTGATTATCCCTTGCATCCTGTTCATCCTGTGAATGCAGTCTCAGCACCCCAGGGCTGTCCCGCGTAATCGCCTCCGCCATCTCCGGGCTCATCTCCACCACCTGCCCCTTCACCCATGGCCCCCCCAGCGAGCTCCGATAATCCCACATCACCTCATACTTCATCTCTCACCTCTCTTCCATCCGTTCCCATCCGCTCCCATCCGCTCCCCATCCGTTGACTGCCTCTCTCCGCTCTCATTCGTGTATTCGTGTTCATTCGTGGATGGTTTATCCTGTTTATCCATTTCATCCTGTTTATCCTGTGAATTCCCCTCCCCCGCATCACAATAATCCACCAGGTGCTGCATCGCCTGAATCGCCCCCAAGATCCCCCACATCACCTGCCTCGCCCCCATCTGTTCCTTCCTCGCCTCTTCATACCCTCTCTGATAACTCTCTAAAAGCTCCGTGTTCTCAGTATTCTCAGTGGTGAGCTTCTCAACCACCCGCTTACGCTCCCCCGCAATCCCCTCCAGCAAATTCACCTTTCCCTTCGCCTGCTCCAGCTGGCTCTTATAATCCGCCAGGTGATACTCCAACGTCTGCCTCGAAATCATCTGATACTCCTCATAGCCATACAACCGCCGTGGCAGCAGGCTGAACCCCTCCGGCTCCACGATCTCCACCCCCATCCCCTCCGCCCGTCCCAGCCAATACAAAAAATTTGGCCTCTGATACGCATACTCCGTCCCATTCCCCATCTCGATCCCGAACAAATAAATCCGCTCGTACCCCTCCGCCAGCGCCAGCGCTAACAGATAATCCATCGACGAGCTGAATGCCTCCCTGCCAAACAGCCTCACCAGCTTATCCAGTGGAAACTCCACCGCATTCGGGATCCGCTCATCCCATTCCAGCATATAGATCGGGAACGCATGCTCCTGCTTCAGCCACTCCCAATGCTCCGCCTCCCATTCCCTCCCATCCGCCCCATACGCCTCCCGCCGCTTCAGCGCTAGTTGCGCATCCTCCTCCACCTTACTGATCGGGTGCATCTCCAGCAGCCGGTCCACCTGGATCCCATGCCGCCAGGCGCAGTTCACCGACCACACCTCCACCCCCTTAGGCAATCCCTTCCACCCCTCCATCGTCTTCTCACTGAACCCTACCAGCGCCACTTCCCTCATATCTTCTCCCGTAGGGGCAGGTCTCACGACCTGCCCCCAATCTTCAATCATCAATCGATAATCCTCAATCTAGCAGGTCCCCCACCGGCACCAGATAGGCAAACACATACGCCTTCCCCGATGTCAAATCCGTGTTGCTCGTGAATTGCAAGTTCCCGGCGCTCGAATAGTACTTCCCGCTGACTTGGAACTCCGCCGCCCCCGAGTACAACCCCGCCGTCGTCTCCGTGATCTCAGCCGAATCGATCCACCCATCTGCGTCGTCCGCATCGCCCACAATGATACTCGGCGTGCCTCCCCCGAACAGCGTCTCCACCAGGATCACCACCCCGCGCGGTGGGATGAACGTCTTCGCCGGGATCTCCAGGATCTTCACCGCCGTACCCATGTTGCTCGTCGTGATTGCCTTCGAGCGCACCCAATGACCAGTAAATGGATATTGCTTCGTTGTGCTTCCCATCCTACACCCCCTCCAGGTACACCAGCACCCACAACGTCACCTGCAAGTCCACTGTCGCCGCGCCGAACCCTGAAGAGCTCGTAATCTCCACACCCAGCGAATCTGACGCATTGAACGCCGCCGAACCCCGGCTCACCCGCTTATACGACGCTGCTGTAGTCGTCACCGTAATGGTCGTATCCGTATCCTCCGTCCCATTGATTGTCGCCCCGATCGTCAGCGTTCCCGCTGTTGGTGCAGCCGACAGCGTATAGCTCACCCCCACCACCTCCCCTGCCCACGGCATCTCCACCCCTTCCACCCCTAATGCCGCCGCGCTCGCCACCTCCAACACGTTCAGCTGGATATTCGATTGACCAGCCGCCACCGCATCCTGGAAAAACGTCAGCGGTACCAGCTGCCCCTTGCTTGTATGTCCTTTGATTACAGTCATTTCACACACTCCTTCGTTACTCTAAACTGTTGTCTTCTCCCTCCCCAAATGGATGCTTTATTTGCATCCATTTGGGGAAGGGTAGGGGTGGGGTTACGCCACCAGGATGTTGTATAGCACCGCTGCCCACTCGATCCCGCTTGCCGCGCCGGTCGGGCTGAAGCGCCCCAAACCCATCCGCAGCGAATAGATCAAGCGTGTCTGGTCGCGGCCTGGCAGTCGCTCGGTCTCCACCTTCACCCGGCGTCGCCAGCCCACCTTCATGCCCCTGCGGTTGAACGCAGCCAGCTGCCCCAGCGTGTTATTCCCCGCTGTCGTGCTCACCTTGCCGTCTGCCTCGGTCAGGCTCATCGCCATCGAGCTGATCAGCGGGTGATTGGCGATCAACGCCTGCTGCCCGGTCAACACAGTTGCCCGCGGCCCGATTTGGTCCACCGTCTTCACCTCATCCAGTTGTGCGATCTCGTCGCAGGTCGCCGGGTCGCCTACAAACACCAGATCCTCCGGCATCGTCGGGTGGCCCCAATCGAACAAGTTAGTCCGGTCCAGCATCACCTTACGCAGGTCCAAGATCTTGTTGTAATCGATTGCCACCCCGCCCATCGTCACCAAGTTGTTCGTGTTATCCACGATGCACGCATGCCGGATCCCGTCGAATGCCAGATAGTGCTTTGTATCCGCCGGGTCCGCATCGTCCAGGTTGATATTCCCGGTCGCCGCGTTCGTGCTATCACCGTTCAACACCACGCTGTCCGAGTAGTGCGCCAGAGACAACATCGCCTGGCGTCGTAAGAACGGCACGAACGGGATGATCGAATCCTCTTCCAACTCGCCGCTCCATACCTGGTGCACCATGAACTTTGCCGCCGTCACGGTCACGTTTCGGCTCCCCGACTTGGTCGTCGAATAATCCGACGCCGTTGCCGAAGTGTTCTCCGCTGAGTACAGCATCTCCGGCAGATCCGCCTCGATCGGCGCGTACGCCGTCGGCGCTGTCATCTCGAACGAATCCAGCAGGTTAAAGATCCGGCTTTCCTTGCGTGCCCCTTCCCACAGCTCACCCACATATTGTGCGCCAATCAGTTGTGCGCCGTAACCGGCTTCCGCCGTGTCCATTGCACGCATTGCCGCCTCATATTGGGCAAAGTTGCGCTTGCTCAGCCTCGGAAACAGGTTATCGATCGCCTGGCGGTCGATAGCCCGCACCTGCTCGTCCGTCAGATAATATGCCTCCGACAGGTCTTTGAATGCATTGCGCAAATCCTCCGAAGGACCACCCTTCCCACGGCTGCGCTCAGCCTCCATGATGTCATACAGCCACTCGATGTCCGCCACCGACAGCCCCCAGCGGGCGAACTTCGAACCGATCAGCTTGGGCGCAGCCTGCGCAAATCGCATCTTGCGTACAAACTCCGCAGACCCCACCAAGCCTTCCACCTGGCTGGTGATCAGCTCCTTGATCCGCTCCTCAGACAACGGCTGTCCCAATGCACTGATTCGTGCCTGGATATCAGCCACCATTGTTTCGATTTCAGTACTCATCTTACAATCCTCCTAACAGGTTTAATTTGTTTGCTATACTGCGCAGCACCTCCATTGCATGCTGCTGTTTCGCTTCCTCGTTGACTCGCTGATTCGCTTCATCGCCGATTCGCTCTTCCTCCCCCTCTTCCTTCTTAGCGCGCTCCAGCACCCCGCCGATCAACCGCACTGCCTCCTCCAGATCCGAGCGGTTCCTCGCATTCAGAACCGCCCCTGCTCTGCTCCCCCCTCCAAATGTGCTCTCCATTTGGGAAGGGGATGAGGGTGGGGTACGATCTCCCAGCGTCCGGAGCTCCGTCGCCAAGTCATCCTCTAATAAGGTTTCATCCTGTCCATCCCTTTCATCCGGTTCATCCTGTGAACGCTCTGTGAACAGGCTCTGCAGCGCTCTGAACTCCCTCTCCATCAACGCATCTGGATCACCCGGCACCGGCACCGCACTGATATCCAGCAGTTCTGCCTTCGTCACCGTTGGCGCTGATCCCCCCTTAGAAGGCTTGAACTCCTCCACCGTCCACCCAACGCTCACCGCGTTCAAAAACCCCGTCCGGTACTTCCGTTCGATCTGCCTCGCAAAATCATCCGCCTGGTCGAACAAAATGTCCGCCATCAGCGTATCCCCTTCCACCTCCACCCGCATCGTCTTACCAACCGGCAGGTACTTACCCAGATAATCATGCGCCCACAGCACCACCGGATTCTTCCGGTAATTCTCCAGCATCCACCCCTCCTGGTCGATCAGCAGCCCATCCCGCTTCACCCCCGCTGTGCTCGCCTTGAACGTGATCACCTCCCCCTCTTTCCCCCCATCCACAACCCTCTCGCATAACGCCCTTAAAAATAACTTCTTCTCCATCTCTTCACTCTCCTAATACAGGTTCTATCCTGTATATCTTTTTTATCTTATTCATCCTGTGCTCTACTCCAGCACAGCCGTCATCGTGCACCTGCAATTGATATCCTCCTCCGGCTCCCCCATCTGCCCCGGCGCCATCCCTCTTGCACTCCCCACCACGAACTCCTCATACAGCCCCACTTCCTGCCCGTGCGCTTCCACATGGCTGTCCCTCGTCCGGTCATCCAGCGCTGCCAGCCACACCTTCCCCTTCACTACCCCGCTCTGCTGCCATGCCTCCAGCATCCCCCCGTTGCTCGCCCCAATTACCTCTGTTCGCGCAATCGTCTCCGCGCTCGACTCGATCCTTCCATCCATCACCTCCTCCACCCGCTCCGCCAGCTCCTCCACGCTCTCCCCGGCTTCCACCCCCTCGCTCAAACTCTCCTTCAGCTGCTGCCAGGTCGTCTCATTCACCTGCTTCGCAAACCGCTGCGCCCGCTGCTCCAGAAATTGGATCACCTCCTTCTGTAAAACATCGAAACCTGCCCCGACCTCCGCTGCCGCCTCGCCTCCAAACTCCTCCACGATCTCCCTCAAGATCGCCCGCACCGCCTGCTTGAACTTCTTCACCCACTCCGCCAGGTCGAATGGCTCGCTCACCACCTCATCCACCCCCCTCGCCGACCTTGCCTTCAGCCTCTGCAGCACGCTCACCCGCTGCCTCTCCAGCAGGTTCACCACAATCTTCCGGAACTCCCGCTCGAACCGCTCCGTCTGCCGCACATATCGCCCCCACAACCGCCGGTGCTCCTCACTCCCATATTCCACCGATCTAGTCATTCGTGTATTCGTGTTCAATTCGTGGACGGTTTGTGTCCCACCCTCTTCACCCTGTGGACTCCCTCCAAATAAACTCCCGCTGCCCGCCGTCCACCTCTCATCCCCCCATTCCACCGGCTCCAACCCCTTCGTTTCTCGCCACTCATTCACCGTGATCGCCCCTACCTTGATCTGACCCTCCTCCCGCTTCCACTGCTCCCCCTCCTCCTCTTGCAGCGCCGGTACATGGCTCGTATCCAGCTCCACCACGTCTGGCCTGCTCTGGAACATCGGTAATAGCTGCTCCACCACCTCGCTGCTCACAAACTTTGCCTCCGGTAACATCGCCCGCATCCAAAACGCCCGATCGCTCGCCCTCACGTTCTCATACGTCCGCTGCCCACCCACCATATCCAGCGGGATCTTATACGCCCGGCATGCCTCCTCCAGGCTCCATGCCAGCGCCCCCAGGAACTCCGCATCTTTCGGCGTCACCCCCAACGACTTCATCTCCGCCTTGAATCGCAGCACCGCCCACCGGTGTGCCTTGTCCACCCCCTTGAACCGCCTCGCCATATCCTCCTCCAGCTCCTTCGCCTGCTCCCTCGTAAACGTCCGCCCCTCCTCCGGCGCCACATACCCTCCCAATTGATATCCCTGCTCGAACAAATATTTATTGGACTTCCCCGCTGCGCTGCCTACCTCCGCCCCCAGCCTCGCCGCCGCCATTGGTGACAATGCGCTGAACTCATCCAGCGGGTTCGGATAGCGGAACCACACCACCTCATGCGGTAGGAACATGATCGGCTTCTCCCCTCCGCCCACTCCATACTCAAAATGGTCCACATACTTCACCGGGTGTGGCACCACACTCACCTCGCTCGGCTTCATCCACCAGATCTCCTGTGGCTCCCCTAGAGTGTTCTCCCCCCGCTCAACCGCCCAATAACACCGCCCCCACACGCACAAACTCAGCTCCGTCATCACCAGCAGCCTGCTCATCGTCCAAAAGTCGTTTACCTTACGCAACAGGCTCAATACGGAGCTGCTCTTATCCTCCACCCTCCTCCCCTGCTCGTCCAGCCGGTACGCCTTGAAATCCAGGCTGCCCAATGCATCTGCCCGGATCGTCGCGCAGGTATAGATCGGATTCGAAGTCACCAGATAATTCCCATACTCCGCCGGGCTGTACATGCTGTCATCATGCCCGTGCATCGCCTCATAATTCGTCACCACCTCCGTCCCCACCTTCCACGCCCGAATTGCTGCCTGTACCCTATCCCTAATTTTCGCCATCCTCACCGTCCTGCTTTGCCGTATAATTCTCAATCCAGCTTTCCAGCATCCGCAAATAACTCCGGATCAAATTCGCATCCTCCACACTCGTTGCCCCCGTCTCCACCCGCTCCAGCGCCCTCATCACATCCATCCTCGTCACCCGTCCAATCATCTCACTCATTCCAATTCCCATTTCACACTTCTCAATTCCCTTTTCCAGGTTCTATCCTGACCATCCCTTTTATCCTATTCATCCTGTGAATACCTAATACATCAGCTTCCCCTCGATCATCCCCATCCCCAGCTTCACGAACCCCCAGCTCGCCGCATCCACCTGGTCGTCATACCTCCCTCTCGGGAACGCCTCATGCTCTGCAACAAACGCCTCATTCCACCCGCCCCGCACCAGCCTTACCCCTCCCCCCTGGCACATCGTGCTCCACGGCCCCGCCCGCACCTCCTTCGTCCCCGTCACCGTCTCGAACCTCGCCTCGAACCCCTTCCCCGCCAGCATCCGGTTCGTCGCCTCCGCACTGTCCAGCCCCGAGCTGCCCGGGTCCTGCTGGTGCCAGATCATCGTCCTCGCCCCTTTCCTCATCCTATCGATCTCCGCGCACCGCAAGATCGCCTCCTCCCGCTCCATCGGCCGCCACTGCCCCCGCTCCACATGCTCCACATACACCACCCCCAAGCTCGTCATCGCCAGCAGCACACCCACTCCATAATCACCCCCCTTACCCGTTGCCGTCCCCGCCTTGTCCCATGCCCTCACCCGCTCCACGACCTCCTCCTCCTTAGGGCCCTGCTCAACCACCGCAAACCACTCCCGCTTAAAAAAACCCATGCTGCGGCTATATGGCGACTGCTGGTACAACGCCTCCCAGTCATACGCCCCCACGTTCGCCTTGATCCGCTCCAGATCCTCCACGTTATACTTCTCAGGCCACAGCGCCTCCCCCGCCCTCCTCCCTAATACATCCCTCCCCCCATCGCTCTTTCCCATCAAAAAGGTCTTATCCTGTCCATCCTCTTCATCCTGCCTGATCCTGTGAATTCCCTCCCCTCTTTCCTCTGACCAGGTTTTATCCTGTCCATCCTCTTCATCCTGTCTATCCTGTGAAATCCCCTCTGCGATCGCCGGAAAACACACCACCTCCCACTGGTCCGCCCCCGCCTCATGCGCAGCTGCCGCCAGCAGCCTCCCCGCCCAATCATCCGTATGCCACCGTGTCAACATCCCCACTACTGCCCCGCCCTCCTCCAGACGGGTGTACGCAGTCGAAGTCCACCACTCCCATACCCGCCGCCTCGCCTCCTCACTCTCCGCCTCCTCCCGGTTCTTCACCGGGTCATCCACGATCAACAAATTCGCCCCCATCCCTGTCAAAGCCCCGCCCACCCCCGTTGCCACCACCCCGCCTCGCGCTGGCGCCGCCAGGTCCCATGCCTGCACATTCCTCGAATCTGAGCTCAGCTCCACCACTATTCTCCCCTCTCCAAATGTACCCATTTGGGTAGGGGCTGGGGGTGGGGTCCCTCGCTCCCCAAACACATTTACAAATTTCATCCCGCTCACCTGGTCCCGCAGTGCCCTCGAATTCCGCACCGCCAGGTCCGCCCCATAACTTGTCAACACCACCCGCACATCCGGATTCCTCCCCAACACCCATGCCGGAAAATGCCTGCTCACCAGCTCGCTCTTCCCGTGTCTGGGTGGCATCATGATCAGCAGCCTGCCGATCCCTTCCTCTCCCCTCGTCCGCACATACCGCTCCACCTCCTCCAGCTTCCTCACCGCATACTGCAAGTGCCTCGGCCTCTGGAACCATGGGCTCACATACGCGCAATAATCCGCCAGCCTCCGCCTCGCCAGCTCCCGCCTAGCCAACTCCCGCCTCGCCTCACCCTTCCCCGCCACCACCCCCACGCTATTCATTCTTCTCCCCTTCTAATTCATCCTGCCTGATCCTGTGAATACCCTCCCCTCTTTCCTCTGACCAGGTTTTATCCTGTCCATCCTCTTCATCCTCTTCATCCTGTTCATCCTGTGAATTAATTCCCCCCGCCCACGCTTCCAGCTCAGCATCGCTCATTCCCTCCATCCCCTTCACGCTCTTCCCCACCTCAAGCTTGCTCTTCGGCGTGTAATCGCCCATCATCTCCAGCGCCAGCCGCCGGTCATGAAAACCTCGATAACCCTCGTTCGTCGCCGATTCGATCAAAGCCTTCAGGATATCCGCCCGGTGCTGGAACAGTGGCGCCGCTTGCAGCATCGCCGTCATCTGGTCAATCGCCGGGTTCCGCTTCCGCCATTGGTAAATCACTCGCGGACCCGTCAAACCCAAAACCTCCGTCGCCAGCTTCTCCGTCGTCTCTGGCCACCGCTCACGCCTCGGGCTCCCCGCCCATGCCATATAACACGCCACCCGCCACGGCCACCCACCCTCAATCAGCCGCATATACTCCTCATACCACTCCGGCTTATTCTCCAAACCATCGAAGAACTTCCTGGCGATCTCATCCCGCATTGGCGCGTCCAGATATACCTTCTCCTCCGGCTCAAATTCCTCTCCCAAATCCAGCTCCAGCCTCAGCTGATAATCAACTCTCTCCATCACACATTCTCCGCTCTTCTCTCTCAACAGGTTTTATCCTGCCTGATCCCTTTCATCCTATTCATCCTGTGAATTGCTCTTAAATCACCTGCTCCATGTGCAGCCCCTGCCCCGCATAATACACCGCGCTCCACCCCCCCTTGTTATGATGCACCCAGCTGCTCTGTGCCACCCTGAAATCATCCGCCTCCACCACTGTCCCCTTGGCCAGGCTGCCCACCTTCATAAAACCCGTTCCTGGACCGGCCCGTACGCTCAGCCCCTCCGTCAGCACCTTGAACTGCCACCTCCCGCTGGGTCCCTGTGGTGGCAAAGTCCCATTCCCAAACAATCCCAGCAGCTGTGTCCCATCCCCGTTGAACCAGTTCACATCCACCGCGCTGTCTATCCCCGGGATACTCCCGTTCCACGCATACTGCCAGATCGCATAATCCTCCCACGGCTCCGGTACTGTCGGTTGGTCCACCCCCACATGCGCAATCCACAGTGGGTCCTCCGCAGGCCACTCCGGAGCTGGATAAAAAAAGCTCTGCCAGAACCCCGGGCTCGTATAAATCCCCGGCTGGCCAAACTGCTTAATCCTGTCTCGCCACGCCTTCGCATCCGTCGGCAGCCCCAACATCCAGCTCTTCAACGTCTCGTTCTGCGTCCTCGTCTTCCCCGCCGCTTTCAGCATCGCCTGCCACGTGTCATAATCCGCCCCCGCTGCAAGGTGTATCCCCGTCTGCATGCAATTCAGCGCATCCGCCGCCCCCGTCTCCAGGTCGTTCCACATCAGCCTCGGATATGGCGTCCCCAATTGGCTGATAAACCAGTCCGCCTGCTTCAACGGCGCATATGCGGGCAGATAGAAATGATACGCTCCCCATGGCACCTCATACCCGATCGTCCCCGCCCGGTTATTCCCATACTGCGAATCCTTGAACCCTGTCCCCTCCGTGCATTTATGGATCGCAAAATACACCTCCCCGCTCGCCCTGACCTCGTTCCAGCGGATCACCCCCTCCCAATGATTCGTATCGATCCCATGTTGCCTCATCGCACCCTCCCTACTTAAAAATAATCGCCGCCTGCCCTGTGATGAACATACCCAGCGTCACCGTCAGCAGCGCCGTCAGAATCCCCACCCCCCATCGTAAGATCGCATACAACGATCTTTGCTGCTCGATCACACCGTTCAGATTCTTCGTCTGTTCTGACAACTGTTTCTCCAAGACCCGCAGGCTGGTATCATGCTCGTCCAGCTTTCGCCATGCCGCATCGATTCTCGCCTGGATTACCGGCTGGCATCCCGCCTCCCTCGTCTCGACCGCCCTCACCCGTTCATCGAATGATCGCATCATCGCCTTGATTTCCTCGAAGTTTCTATCCATGCGCTCACCTAACGCGTCAAGCTGTGCCTGAAACGCCACTGCTGCCGGCGTGCTGCTTGCCGGGCTCATCCCCTGCCTCCGCCGAAAATATCCCGGATCAAATTCGCCCCGCCCCCCACCACCACCGCTGTCAGCACCCGCCCCGCCACCACGCTAGGTAAGTACGCCGCAAATAAATTGATCTCCGCCAGCCATGCAATCAACCCGCCCAGACCCCACGCCACGTAAATCAGCCACCACAGATCCAATGTCGGAAACTTCTTCCGCACCGGCTCCATCACCCCCTCGATGATCCGGTTCGTCGCCAGCGCAATAAACAATGCAATCACATACACGTCCATAATCCACTCCTTATCTCGTTTTTAATTCGTTCTATCCGTTCTAAATCCGTTGACCGCTCTTTTCTAAAACAGGTTTTATCCTGCCTGATCCTGTGAATTATCCTTAAACGATGAGCGCCCACGATTCCTCGTGGGAGCTCATCACCACCAACCATCCGATCAACCCTCAGACCACCTTTTGCTCAGACTGCTCAACCAACTTCGATGAAGGAGAAAAAGACCACGGACGGGGTAGTGGGGTGGGGGTCCTGCTGGGGAGCAGGGAGGGGGATCACCGCCCCGTCCACAAACAGTATAGCATTTTACTAATTATTTGTCAATTACCTATCGCTTGTATTTCTCTTCCCTCAATCAGGAAAAAACCTGACCAACCCTTTCACCCTATTCATCCTGTGAATTCTCCCTCCAATACACCCTCAAATGATGCAGCCCGATCCCCTCCTCCTCATACCTCACCACTGCCTCGATCATCACCCCCTCCCCAAATAGCCCGCTGTACTCAGCGGGGATTTGGGGAGGGTCAGGGGTGGGGTCCAGCTCTGTGGTGAGATAAATTAACCACTCATCGCTCACCGCCTTCCCCCACCGGATCACATGCAGCCGGTGCAGCCCAAACCGGCTCACCCCTCGTTCCACCACCACCTCATCATTCATATCCTCACCTCCTCGCCTCCCGCAGCATCCTCCGGATCACCTCCTGGCCGGGCACCCACGTCCTCACCTCCCCGCAAATTGAGCACCTCACATCCGCCACATACCCCTCCACCACCGCCATCACATCCACCTCCTCCATCCGCATCGGCGCCGCCCCGTTACGCCCCCTTCCCTCCAACGCCTCCCGCAGCAACAGCAGCCTTCGCACCCGGTTATGCCGCACCACCAGCCCCATCGTATGCCCCCTCCTGCATTTCCAGCTCTTCACCTCTTGATCTCTATCCATCCTGTCAATTCCTCTTCCCTAAAAATAGGTCTTATCCTGTTCATCCTGTGATTATCTCTTTACCTCGACCCTGTTCTCCAACCTCCATTGCAGCTCCTCCACCTCCATCCCAAACAGATCCCGGTGCCTCGTTCGCAGCTGCGAACACCTAGACTTTAGATGCACCCCACCGCAATGCGGGCACGCGCTCACCTCCACCCTTGCCGGTAGCCCCAGTATCACCCGGATCGCCGCCTCCTTCGGCTCATACCCCTGCGTCGCGATCCGAAAAGCCATCCCCCCGCTGATCCCATACCTCCGCCCCACCTCCCGCCATCCCCCGCCCTTCTGGTACGCTTTTCTCATCCCACGTGCTATCTCATCTAAACTTGCCATACCACACCTCCTGAGCCTGTTACACCCCGTAACAGCCCTAATTAATTAGTCTTCCACACCTCCCCCACGATCACCATATTCGGCACGATCCCCTTCGACACCAGCACCACCATCCCCTCCACCTCCAGCCCCTCATGCGTCACATTCACCATCGCATGCGTCGCCAGGTGCCCCGGATTCTTCTTCTCGAACCGCTCCTTCCCCTCCTGGATCAGCTCCGCCATCGTCTTCCCGCTCCCCCATACCATCGAACCCCAAATCCTCATCATCCCGTTCATTTCAAATTCCTCCTCTCCGATTTAGCCCCAACAGCCACAATCGCCCATGACACGAACGCCCCCCCAAACAGCAACAGCACACAAACAAGACTTAATAAAATCATCGTTTCCATATCATCTCCTTTGCCGCAAAACTTATTGCATCAAGTGTACATGTGTACAACGATTTACAATGTACACCTCAATGTACACCGACAAGACAAAAACAGTCCGAATATAATACCCTCAGCAAGGCAAAAACACGCGTCTTACACATATACAACATACACTTACATACATATGTACACCTAAAAACCCTATTTTTACCCCAAAAACCTCCCTTTCCACCCCTCCCCAAACGTGCTCTACGTCTGGGGAGGGGCTGGGGGTGGGGTAAAGTGTACATGTGTACATCGCAACCCCCCAAAGGGTCACTTAAAATATGTTTTGCAGCGTTACAAAACATATTTAATCCCCCCCTATTTCCGCCTCCAATGTACACATGTACACCTGACATTAAAACGCCTCCTGCATCGGCTTGCCCCTCAAATGCTCCTGCCCATCCATTAACTTATCCTGTCCATCCTGTGAATCTCTCCCATTCAACGTTTCCACATTAAACCCATACCGCTTCGCCAGCGCCTGCATCTTCACCTCATCCCAATACACCGGGAACCCCGTCCCCCGCCGGTTCCCCACCCTCAGCTGCAACTCCTGCCGGATGATCGCTCCTACCCCTCTCGAGCTCAGCTCATCCCGCTTCTTCTTCCACTCCTTCCTCTCCTCGCTGTCACCGCTGGACTGCGAATCACTACCCCCCTTCGACTCATTCATCTCGTCGATCAGCTCGTTCGCAATCTTCCGTACATCCCCGATCATCATGAACTCATCCCCATCCTCCGTCTTCTGCACATGCATCCTGCGCAAATCCGGATAATGGTGGATCTTCCACATTGCCTCCACCACCCTCGCCGCCAGCGTCATCGACCGGCTCAGCACAATCTCCCGGTTATACTCCCGCAGGAACCGCTCGATCTCACCCCGCAGCTCCTCGTCCCCCCTCGCCAGCGCCTTGATCGGCATCGTCACCTGGTTCAACCTGGCTGATATCTCCAGGTCCACATCCCTCTCGTCCATCTCGATCTCCGGTTTCCACACATGCAGACGCCACCGCAACAGCATATTCCGGATACCCAGCGCCTCCCGGTTGAACTGCTCACTCACCACCAGCGGTACCCCTGCCAGCTTCAGCTCCAACGGCTCCCTGGGCATCAGCTTCAACGTCAGCGACCGGCTTGCCACCGCATCGTCCCGGAACTCCTTCCGCATCGCAATCAGCTTAGGCCCAAACGTGTTGAAACTCGCCACCTCGAACTCCCTTCCACCGCCATCCTTCTGCGTCTCCTCCATTCTCCAGATATGCCCGCCCTTCATCGCCCCCAAATTCAATACCTTCACGAAATCGTTGCTCATATCCCCCCCGTCCTTCAGATCCGCCTCGTCGATAAACAGCGTCCCCTTATACTCCTCGATCGCCCGGAAAAATGAGCTGGGAGACGTGGAGCCGCTCGCAGGCATATATCGGTAACATATCGGCCCAATCCTGCGCATCAGCTCGCTCTTCCCTGCCCCTGCCTCTCCTGTTGCCCGTAAATAACACAGCGCCGAAAAACTGTCATACACCCACGTCATCAGCACATAATACGCGATTAGCCGGTACATATACTTGCTCTCCAGCAGGTACCACCGCCGGATAAAGCTCTCGATCATCACCACCAGCTCCCTCGTCCCCTTCAACACCCCCAGCTCAGAAGCAAACAGGCACGCCCCCCGCTGGATAAAGCTCCCCGGATACTTCGGGATATACTTGATCCCCTCGATCGTCAGCGACTCCGCCATATCCACCTTACCATCGGGTGAACGGTAAGCAAACTTCCCCGCCTTTTTCTCCGGATCATACAAATACTCCACCAACCACCCGTCGATGAAGCCCCCCAGCGTCTCCACCATCTCTGCCGCCTTCCCCTCCCCGTCCCCCTCCCCATCTTCAGCAGCAGCAGATCGCAAGATATCATTGAACTCCCTTACCCCAATTTTCATCCCCTCCGCCAGCCTGGTCCGGTACTGACTCCTCTCCATCCTCCCCATCTTCCCGATCAGCCCGAACACCTTCCGCACCGCCTCATCCTTCTCCGCCCCCTTCCTCGTCCCAGCCCACTCCGCCAGCTCCTCCACCAGCGTCTTCGCCCCGCTCAAATGCTCTAATACAATCTCTTTTTCTTTAACAATATCCTGTCTATCCGTCTTATCCTGTCCATCCTGTGAATTGCCCTGCATCGCGCATAGCCAATCATTCGCATCCTTCACCGCCTCACCCTGCCACTCCCCTGGCCAGCTCACCATCCTCGTCATTGGCCCCAGCAGCTCACCTACCCGCCATCTGGCCTCCATCCCCTTCGCATCATTGTCCAGCGCTACATACCGGTACTTACACTTTGCCAGCACCTCCCCCAGCTTCTCCTCTGCCGCCAGCCCCACCAACCCCACAGCCGGAATCCCCCATTGCCCCAGCGTGATCGCATCCGCCTGACCCTCCACCACCACCACCATCTCCGCCCCGCTCCGGTACTCGTGGTTGAAATACCGCTGCCTCTCACCCGACAAAATCCTCGGTGGATTGAACCCTTTCTTGCTCTTGTCCGATTCCCCCCTTAGCTTACCCTCATCCCACTTCAAATTCCTGGCTGAGAAATACACCACCTTCCCCCGCCACATATGTGGATAAATCAGCCTCGGAAAATCGCACAACCCATAAATCCGGTCATGCTCCAGCCAGTTCTCCTGCCCTTCGATACCCTGCTTCTTACACCACTCCTTCACCCTCCCCCGCACCCCCACCAATAACACCACATCTGGAGAATCAATATCCACCCCATACATGCGCAGCTCCCCCACCAGGTCTTCCCGCTTCGTCGGGTCGCTGTAACCCAGCCTCGCCAGCTTGATCGTCTCATCCGTCCATCCCCTCGACCTGGCATACCCCAGCGCCTCACTCTCCCACAGTTGCTTCTCGAACCAACCAGCCGCCACCTCGAACGACTCCGCCCGCATCTTGAACGCCCGCGCCCGCGTTGCATCCTCAACCCCAGCAGCAGGACCGCCGCTCGGCACACGTACACCATACTTCTCCGCCAGATATAGCGCCGCCTGCCAAAACTCCATCTTCCCATACCGCTCCAGCCAGGCGAACACATCCCCGCTCTCCGCCCCGCTCTTATTTTGCCCGCTCTTGCTGAACCACGTGTAAATCTGCGCATCCGGATCCACGCACAGCGAATCGTGCACCGCTCCTATCAGGTACTTCCCCCGTCTCCGTGGTTCAATGCGGTACTCCGCCCCCGTTTCCCCCATAATCTGCGCCAGATCCGCCTTATCCTTCAATTCGTCTATGAATTGCCTGAACTCGATATCATCCACGATGTAATCAATCCCTTTCTACAAAATAGCCGAAATTTTCCGGCGCACCCACATTGTTCCCCACCCAAAACGCAGCGACCTCACATACTGCACTGTTCTCCCATCGGGTTATGCGACCAAAATAAACCACGATAATTGCTCGAAGAGCTGCCCGATCCAGCCCCTACCCCGCCAGTTACGCCGCATAATCTACATTATGCGTCCATCCCCTCCCCATTTCCCCCCGTCCCCACATCCCGGGTGTAAAAGTGAACATCGTGATTCATACTACTACTGATATCAAAATAATCTATCCGCCACCGACCACTCGGGTATCTGATCCCACACTCGCCCATCCAGCGTCGGCATCTTCCCCCATACAATATCGTCCCCTGGCCCCTGCTTATAAAAGAATGGAATCTCCATTTGAACACACATATTCTTAATCTCTCTCACTGTATCAATATCAATTAATCTTTTCCCTGGTCCGCTCTCAGCTCCACATATAATCCAATCTATCTCCCGCCTAAATACTCTCCATTGCGCCTGTTCATATCTCTGAAATTGGTACTCCACATATTCTGGATTGATCACCAGCTCATGCCCATAATTGATCCAGTCACACTCCGCCTCGCATTCCTCAACCATCTCTTCAGGTTCATAGATCTCCTCAGCATCTTCTTGCGCATTGACCTCATCCCTAACATCCAATCTCATCATTCTCATTCTTGCTTGGTCCATCCCCCACCAATAGCCGGATCAAGACTACAACCAACACTACGATCACAGATAAGCATTCCATCTACCACCCCCATCCCGGCTCACCCTGGCAGAATAAGATGATCACACAGATAATAAACACAATCACGATCATCTCAGACTCCACTATGGAACAGCATATTTTGGATCAAAACAATCGCCGGGTATGGTTGGCTGGCAGTAGGCTGGGTCATCCCAGTGTTCCGGCTTATCATAGACCAGGTATCCGTAATACCAATCTATCGTCGCAAATCCATATCCGCATTTACCTCTTGCCGGTTCGTTCATAATGCATATATCGAACGAAACCAGATAATCCTCATTGAAGGACCATCCTCCGCTCGGTGGCTCCATCCATACCCTGGCTTCGCACCATTCATCAGTGAATGCATTAATACAGACCTGCCCTTCCACGCAAAACTGAACCAAAGCCCCTTCGTAACACCCGATCTCCTCTGTCTCATCATATACAATTGCATGTAGCCAGAACCCAGACTTAGGTGTCATCAACACTTTATCGCTTCCCGAAATTATTAATCCTACGTTATCCCTGTTCAATGACGGCAAACGTTGCGGGGGAGACGTTGTTATCGTCGGATATGGCGTCCACTCGGCACGCTCTGCTTCTTCAGTCAGCGCTGGGTAATACTCCGACGGCGACGGCCCAAACCCCATCACACCAGTACATCCGCCTAAAAACAGCGCCAACAGCACCGGCCCCACCAGGCAGATCGCCACGAACAAATACCCCAAGAACTTCAAAATAAAACTCTTCATTCATCCCTCCAATCGAAATCCCTGCCAGCCAGATCGCCTCCCGTTATGAGCTCGGGCATCTTCCAGTCCACACATGCGATGGCAAACCAAACTGTTCTAATTCTCGTAAAGTACGCACGACCTGGCTGGCAGCCCCCTCATTGATCGATCCCTTCCTCGAACCCCAGTACATCCAGCGCACTGGGTGCATCGATACCTGCCGGGATCACGAAGATCGTAGGCTGGAGCCTTGTAGCCTGCTCCGCTGCCCACTTACCTATCCGCACCGCCAGCGGAATGATCTGAGCTGTCCAACCCTGCTCTTCCACTAGCCACTGCCTGAATTCCCCCCAGGTTTTGATATTAACGATATTCCCGCAGGTCACGATATCGCATACCTTCGCACTCGACAGCTCCTCCGTATTGATCGCCACGAACGCCATTCCCTGCTCCGTCGCCTTCGCAAATAGCACATATCCTTCCTTCACGAAGATCTCCGTCCCCACCCGGCCCGTGATCGCATCCTGCATCACCAACCGGCTGAAACCGTGCCAGATACTCACCACCTCCCCGTCAGCGATCGGTGGTGCTCCCCCACACCCGCTCAATATCACCATAAACACCAGCCACGTCATCAAACCAGATCGTACCCCATAGGTATTCCACTGCTTCTTCATGTCATTTCCTCCTCTTTAGCCAATATCGATATTTCACCTTTTGCCGCCTTCTCCGCTAACAACTTCCGTCTAGCGCAGCTCGTGCATCGGTTACCTTCCATATACACCTTTGCCCCACAATCCGGACACCGTGGGATCTTTTTCCCATTCCCACTGACCACCGGCTCATCCATCTCCCGCTTCAGCTTCACTGATTTCAACAGCTTCTCCATACACGGGAGATCCGTCTCCACTGCCAGGACTTCCGTCCATTTCACATGCTCCTTACCGAACAAATTCCCCAGACTTTCAAGCAGCTCCAACACATCATCTTCCTTATGGTTCTTATCCACGATCATATAAATTGTCTTCACCCTAACCTCCTGTTCCTTTCTTCGTTCCACATCCTCTGCAGCTCCAGCTGCAACAAGGCCAAACTACCTTTGATCTCCGCCAGCCTCCCCTCAGCTGGCTCCAATACATCCTCCACCATATTTGTCATCCATATCGCCTGCCGTATCCTTATGCACACCTCCTCCACCACAATCCCCAAATAAACCATCTCGATCAAAGCTGTTTCCAGCCCATCCCGCTCCGCCACCTCGTCCGCCACCGGTCTTCCCGCCCTGGCCATACCCCACCTCGCTTCCCGCTCATATCCTCTCCACAGCCTTCTCTAATTCTTCCCGGCCTGGCCGCACATACCGCCTGGTCGTATCCAGCCGTGCATGCCCTGCCAGCTCGGCCACCATCACCATCGCTGCCGCCCCCAGCTCCTTCGCATTCGCCTCCAGCATCCGCTTACAAAACGTATGCCTCAATACATGCGGAGTAACATCCACCTTCGCCCTCGCCCCAATTGCCTTCACCATCCGCTGCACCCCTCGCACCCCCAGCCTCTCCCCTCTCCTCCCTACAAATAAAAAACTATCCTGTTCATCCTGTGAATGCATCTCCATCCACTCCCCCACCGCCCGCCTCGCCTCCAAACCCAACGGCACCACCCTCCGCTTACCGCCCTTCCCCAATCGCACCACCACCTCCCCCTTCCGCTCGCTCAGCGTCACATCCCCCGCCTCCAACGCGCATACCTCCCCCTCCCTCAGCCCCGCCCACACCATCAACGCCACCACCGCTCGGTCCCGTACCGCCATCCACCGACCCGCCTCCGTCCTCGCCGTCACCATCCCCTTCTCCACCTCCCGCATAAACCGCAGATAATCCTTCTCCACCAGCCACCTCGGAGCCTGCTCCACCTCCTCCGCCTCATTCACCCCCTCGAAGATGTCATAATCATGGCTGATCATCCCTTGCCGCTTCCCCCATCCCCACAACACCCGCAATGCTGCCCGCTTCCGGTTCCAGCTTGACGGCTTCAACCGCTCCACCTCCAAACATTCCCGCCGGTACGCTCGCAGATCTGTTCCCGTCAAAAACTCCGGGCTGAACGCCTCCCCATTTACCCCCTCATACCAGCGCGCAAACCCCCACACGTCCGACAAATACGCCTCTCGCGTGTGGGGGCTGCGTCCTGTGCCCTCCAGATAGCCTGCGAAGGCCTCCCGCCATCCAGAGCACTCAATATTAGAATCGACAATTGTACAAAGACTTGTGAACATTGCACCCTCACCCTTCCGGCTAATCGCCTCTCATTTGCTTAGCCAGGCGCCACATCTTCCCGTCTGGCCTGCCCCAAACATCCGGCCTGATTGCGCACAGACACTCCAGCGCAAAATCAAACCGCCAATCCCTCGTATGTAATAGCAAATTGATCAGATAATCCGTGCTCGGGTTCCCCTGCTGATTGATCCAATACCCGATCGATGCATAAGTGATCCGCTTATCATCCGGTAGCCCCTGGTTCAACCGTTCAGCGAACTCCCTCAAGCTGCTTTCCGCCTTATAATTCCTTACCACATCACCAACGAACATCATCCCATCCTTACGTATCGCTTTTATTTAACCTGTCAAGAGTATTTTACAAGTCATTTGTAAATTTGTCAAGTCTATTTACCAAAATAAAGATAATTTGATAAACTAACTGCATGAACAAATTTGCAAATTACATGCTTGAGCAGATGCACAAATACGAAGTACAATCAGGCAGACGCGTCACCCAGGAAGAATTCGCCAAATATATCGGTGTCACTCAGCAAAATGTCTCCAACTGGATCAGCGGTAAATATCCCCCCTCTTCAGACCATCTCAAAGCCCTCGCCCGCGCCTTTGGCCCTGAAGTTTACGATGCACTAGACCTTGAGCGCCCTGATCCCATCTATGAATTCCTCAGCACCTATTGGTCCGAACTAAACGATGAAATCAAAAGACAGATCCATGATGAAGTAACTCTCTATCTAATTACCAAGAGCCGCAAAAAATGAATGATAACCAGATAAAACTGATCGAACTGGAGATCACCCAGCTGGAAGAACAGCGTCGTCTTTTGGAAAAGAAGAAAGACGAGCTCTCCAAGCGCCACATGGTTGCCGCCATTGGCTTCTTCCTCGGGTTGATCATTCTGATCATGATGATCAGATTTTGGTACTGTGGTGGACTAATTTTGCTCGCCGGGGCTGCCTCCGCCATAACCCAGACCATCAAAAAGCGCCGTCTGCAAGACGACATCGACGACATCACGGACGATATAACCGACCACCGGAATCAAATAAAGTCCCTGCTCAGCGCATAAGGACCGCCAAAAGTAACCATCTGATACTATTAAAACCCACAGATTACAAGGAAAAAATACCCCCCACCCCTATCCAAACCACGCCCAATTGCACTTCCCACCCCATATATCGCCCTCGTAGCTCAATGGACAGAGCATCTGACTTCGGATCACCAGCCTCCCACCCATGTCAATAACCCCCTAAAACCACCACTACCCCCCACATATACCCCCAATACCCACTCCTCCCCCCTCCATGACCCTCTGATTCGCCGCATAACCCGCACCTGGTGACAAAATGCGACCTAAATCCAACCATCTGATCACCTCCGAAACCACCGCCTTCCTCGTCGACCGCCAATCCCCCCCCCACACCCCCCCCCCCCCCCCCCAAAAACAGAACC